CCATTTAGTATTTCCTGTAACAAAATGTTTTAAAAATATAATTTCTTCATAAAGTTTTAAATCAGGATATTCTACATTATATTTTCCACCTTTTGAACTCCAATATCTTGCCCTACTATGACTTGGACAAGGTGGCGAACTCCAAATAAAATCAAACTCTTTGTAATGTTCTAATAAATATTGGTGAGCATCCGCAACTATTACTGTATCATTAGGAAAACGCTCTTGATATAATCGTGCAGCTTCGGAGTCTAACTCAACAGCAGTAACTTCAATATCTTCTTTTACTTCGTTCCATTTATAACGATTACCTCCTAAACATGCATATAAATTTAGTATTTTCATATTCTTTTTAAATTATCAAATGTTTTACCTTGTTGCTTTAGTTTTAAAAAGGATCTTTTTCGTTTAAAAATTCTTTATTTTCTTCCATTGTTGCCTGTTCAACTGTTACCCAACTATCTGCTGTATGGAATGTCCCATCTTCAATATATCTTCCTGAACTTAAATCATAAGTGTATTCTGAATGCCCAATAGTTCCCCAATGTGAAAACTTAACTTTCTGAACGTAAACAAATGTTTTATTTTCTCCTGTTCGGTAAACAGAAATTCCGTTATCTGTTTTATTGTAAAAGTTTGAACTCCCAGCAATATCATAAAGGTTAGGTATTTCATATTTTCCGCTTTGTTTATCCTTATTTATTTTTCTTGGATGAGCAACTAAAAAACAATGCAAATTATATTGTTCACAAAATACAGATATTTTTTCTAAACTTTCTCCAATATACTTTGTTTCACTTTGATTGTATTTGTGTTCTAATTTATTCCAAGCATCAATTACAAAGGCATCTAATCCGTATCTAATCTTTAAATTTTTAATATGTTCTAAAATACTTTCAAGTGTAAAATCTTTTTCAGGCTTAATAAACCATATTTTTTCATTCATTGCCTTCATGCAGATTTTTACTTCAAGTTGATTCATTCTATTTCTGTATTGTGAATCCCAACTTTTACCAATTATCTTTCTTGCTATTTTACTGAAATGAAGTTTTGTTGGTTTATTTTCAGGTGAGAAAAAAGCTGTTTTCCATCCATGGCCTAACATTAATCGAATAACAATTTCATCTAAAAAATCAGATTTACCATGTCCAGGTATTCCTGTAATTGTTGTAATGTAACCTTTTACAAAAGTTAGTAGTCTATCAAATTTCTCAAAGCCTACATTAACTCCCCTATCTAATCCGTTTTCATATAAATCAAAAATTTCATTTTCCATGTCTTGAATAGTAAACACACCTTCAAGTGGATAATCTTTTGCATCCTGTATTGATTCAATTATACCTTGTATCCCGTATTTAATTAAACATTCATTTGCATCTTTACAATCTTTAAAAATAACTAACTTACATTTTTCTTTACCTAATCTTGTTGCAAACTCTTCTGTTAATTGTCTGCCAGCATTATCATTATCAAAACAAAGATAAATTACAGGACATTGATAAAGCATCAATCTCACCTTCTACTAAAAAAGCGTTTAAATCGAATTTAAACAAGTTTAAACCATAAAATATAAGTTTAGAATCTTTATGGAGTTTAAAAGACTTTCTGCCATCCCTATATTTAACATTTATCAATTCATTGTTTTCATTAAAGTAATTAAAGTGAATTGTATTTTCTTCTTTTTGAGTTTGAGGCATCCACTCCAAACCTTCGGTAACTTTCCAAGTTATTAAAGTCTGCTGGTCAATTCCTCTTTTTTCAAACCACTTAATTGCTTTGTCTGATAATTCTGTTTTGTTTTTCCATTCAGGTTTAACATAGACTTTTTCATCAATTTGAATTTGCTTAGGTAACCATCCTTTATAATTACAATGGTTACAATGCCAAACTTGTTTATCTAAATTAACTCCTAAACATTTATCAGTTTTCTTTTTACGCTCATGGCTACATTTCGGACAAGTTGTATAAACCTGACCTGTATATTTTCCGTTTGGAATTATTATGTTGTAATCTGAATAAGTCATTAGTAATGATTTTGTCTTGGGTCTGTTGGGTCGTATTTCTTTTTACCTATTTTATTTTCATCTTTAAACCAAACTGATTGTGCTTTCTGTTTCCAGTTTTTCACTTTATTACCTTTTGCATCTTTCCAATCTGAAACATTGTAATAATTATAAAATTTTTCTGCAACATCTTTTCGATAACCATTTTCAATAAAATAATCCTCAACTTCTATTATTGTTATTTGTTTATTGTTTATTGTTTTATGTTTATTTATACTATCAATGCTTTGTACTGTGCTTTCATCTTGCTTTATTACGTGCTTTATAATTGCTTTATCAAGTGGTTTATCATGTGCTTTATTAAATTTTGATAGAGCAATTATGTTACTGCTATATTGATTTTTAGATTTTTCAATCATTTTTATAAAGCCAAAATCAACTAAATCATTTAAAGTTTTTATATAAGTATTATAAGAACGGATACCTATTGCTTCTTTTGCCATTGTAGTTGGTAAACCAAAGTTTTCTTTCCAACCTAAACGGTTACAATGTTCAATACAAAAGAAAAATAAAGCTATATGATTTGGAGTAACTTTATGAGGATTTTCAAAACTCCAATCAAAAAAATTTCGTGAAAGTTCGTATGAATTCATTTTAAAAAAATACCCACAAAACACAAGGGCTTACCCAGTAGTACAGAATGTACATTCGGCAATGTGATTGTGGGATTATTTTTAATGTCATTTCTAACTGAGTAAGCATTGCAAATATATAAATTATTTTTATTAAAACAAAATTTTAAGATGCTGTTGAACTAAACTCATAATAAAATATATGGCAATCATTTTTAAATTCATAAGATTGCAAGTCAAAAATTGCATAACCTTCTTCTTTATAATCAGCTAATAATACTTTTGTTTTGTCTCCAAAATGAATGTTATCTGATTCGGTAATTCTGTGAACTTGCTCTTCAATTTGATATAACATTTTAAAAGGTCTATCAAATCCATGCTTAAAAAAATCTTTTAGATTAGTGATAATTAATTTTGTTTTCATTGTTTTGTAAATTAAAAAACCCCTAAATGTTCAGTTGGTTTACGAAACCATGCAGCAATCACTCTGCACCTGAACACTTAGAGGCTAAATGTTTTAATGTGATTGTATTTCTTGAAATCGGTCGTTACTCCGATAGTGCAAATATACTAAATTAATTTTAATTGTGCAACATGATTGTTAATTCTTTTTATTGCTTTATCAAAGTATTCTTTGTCAAGTTCACAGGCTGTAAGTTCAAAGCCGTAATCGTGGGCTGCGATAGCTATTGAACCACTACCTAAATGCGTATCGAGTATTTTATCTCCTTGCTTTGCATAGTTTTCTAAACAAAATTTATAAATTTCAATAGGTTTTGATGTAGGGTGAAATGATTTTTTCTTTTCATAATTTGCTTTCGGGTTTTCAAATCCTTGAAAATTTCCACAACTTGTAAACCTAATAAATGAATGTTTAATATCTAAATTTGACCAAGCTAATTCAAAGTGTCCAACTGCTAATTTTTGATTATATTTAAATGTTTTATCCCAACAAATCCAACCTTCTGAATGTGGAAGGTTAAAATAATTACCTCCCCAAATAATTTGTTTTTTACTAACTCTAAATAATTCTTTAAAATATTCTTGACTTGGTTTTAAATCAATGCTATCCCATTTTGCAATATCAATACCATAAGGAGGATCAACAATAGCCAAATCAAAATAATTGTCAGGATAACGAGCCATTAAAACCATGTTATCTTCATTTGTAATTTCTATTTTATCAGTTAATTTCATGATTCCAAACCTTTGTAAAATTCTTCTCTCATTCCTGAATTAACATTGTGATAAATATCAGATAGTTTATTCATATATTCATCATGTATCATGTTCTTTTTTTCCAACTCTTCAATAAACATAAAACCTATTTTTTGCCACCTATTGAAGTCTTGTTTCATTCTTTGTTTGTATTTGCCAGTTAGTAATGTTGACTGCTCAACTGCTGCTTTAAATAAGGCTATAAGCATGTGAGACTCAAATTCAATCTTTGCTTCTTCAATTGTTAGTGCTTTTTCCATGTTCTTTGATTTTTGATTTGTAAATTTTTATTGTTTCTCTTACTATTGCTTCAGTGTAGTTAGGATTAACACCAGTTCCCATATACATTTTCCATGATACCTATTCTGTTTGGTAATTGAATAAAGTATTCAGCACTTGCTCCATGTTTGTGTTGGTTGCAGTGGACACACTGTCCGTGACAATTATCCTCGTTAAATCTTAAATTTGGATAACTTCCAACTGCTAAGAAATGTCCAGCATCAAACTTATCTTTAAAAGGCTTTAAACAGGTTATACAGCCTTTTTTTTCATCCCTTAGTCTTATCCATTGGTTAAATAACTTTTGTAGTGTATTAAGCCATTCTGTACGTGTTCTTAACTTAACTTTTAATTCAGCTTTCTTTTTTTTCCATTCTTTTTTTTCAGTAAATATAGAATGGCATTTATGACTGCATACTTGTTGAAGGCTATTAAATGGAGTGTAGGTATTCCCACACTCCTTGCATTTTTTATCTTTAATTTTCTTTTTCATTAAGATATTTTATTGCACCATTTAAAGTATTTTTAGATTGTGTTTCTGCATTAGGAAAAGCAGGATAAAAATCTGCAAATCCTAATCTTCTTGCCTTTCTTATTGTTTGATTTTCATCTTTAGTTAGTTCAGGATAACTTATTTCATCCCATTGGTCTTTTGATTTTTTAATTGTTTTCATGATTTTTTACCGTTAAATGATTCAAAATATTGATTAAATAATTCCCTTGCTAACTTAACTTTTTCAGTCATCTTATCGTGTATTTCTTCATTGGCATTTACTCGATAAATAAACAATCCTAAGTCCGAAATAATACGAGGATCGAAAGAAACGAAGTCACACCACTTTCTGCCTGACAATAACATATAGCATTGCATCTGGTAATAGTATTCAGGTTGTTCACTTAAAAATGTTTCATCGTTTGTAATAAAGCAATGTTTTAAATGATTTGCTCCATTGTAAGGGCATTTTACTTCAATCATTCCATCTTCACCT